CGAAATAGAGCCAAACGAATAATCTTTTACACGGGTCAAAAGAAACTGCTTTAATGTAGAAGTCGAGGTGTTTGCCAGCCCGGTTGCAAAGACGGCAGACCGTCGCTGAGGGTTAGCGTGCAAAATTGGGATGGGCATATTCTCACCACCAAATTTTGTATACTTGGGCATAAGAGCTAGGAGAGGGTTGTTTTTGTAAACCATCTCTTTAATACGCTCGGGTTTGTAATGTTCTTTTAGGGCTTCTGATACGGCGGTAGTTAATGCCATGGTACTTTCCTCGCTATAGGGGCGAGAAAGCTACAAGGCTAAATCTCGCCGCGCATAATAGCAGCCGCCCTCGCAAGTGATTCCTCTCTAGATAAGAGTTTCTTGTCACGCGCAGGCGTCTGCGACGTTAATTGATTTGATAATGTTTTTTGCCTTGGTTTTTTGGCCGCTGCTGGCTGGCTAGGCTTAACGTCTTGCGCTTCTTCTGGCTCAGGTTGCCAGTATCCCTTATAACGGTCTCTCAGCTTGCTACTCTTAAAGTAACGCTCGGCCTCTTCCTCGTAATACCGTTCGACCATGTTTGCAGCGTCTTCATACTCTAGGACTGTTCCATCAAGCTTGAATTGCTCTTGCATCACTTCGTAAACGGTATGATACGCGTTATTGGCCGCGATCATTTCGTACTTATCGTTATTGTCAACGAAATTTTTAACTTTGTCAATAAACCCGTTATAGGTCCGCTCGTACTCTCGCTGAACCTGCCTTTGCTCTCTTTCTTGAAGCTCTTTTTGTCGCAGCTCTTTGAGTTCCTGAATCTCCCGTGCCTGCTGCGCCACAACATCTTCAATAGCTGGGTTTCCGTCGTTTATGACGCGACGAGTCAAAGCGTCGTAGTTGAGACCAAACTTGTCAAGAAAAGCCATAGGGTCGTTTTTAGCAAGCTCTTGAAGCGTGTCCATTTCGCTAGCTTTTTTCTTTATCCCTTTAAACTCTTGTTTTTCTTCACGAAATCGTCTCTCTTGGCGGGCAAGGTTGGCGAACTGCTTTGCGAAAGCGGCTCGTTCAACTTTTGACGGACCTTCCGCCACCACTTCGTTTTGTTCCGTAACGGGCTCTTGAACCTCGGCGCCAGTCTCGCCAGGCTCAGAAATTTCTTGATGAACCTCATTCTCCCCCCCTTGGGAATGCTCAATTACTTCGCTTGCTGTTACTTCGTTCTCTGACATATTTTCTCCTTTTGTTTTGCTTAAAAATTACTGAATGCCTGCTAGCGCTTCGGCTAAAGCGGCTTGTTCTGGTGCAGCCCCCGGCGCAGGAGCCGCACCAGTGGCGGGAGCGGGAGCCCCCTCCGGTTGTGCTGCTTGTTGAGCCATTTGTTGAGTCTGAATTACTCGAATTGCGTCATCCATGTAACGCCGCAGCAACTCAAGCCGTTCTTCTGGTACTCCGTCAATTTTGGCCCTCAAATAAGCCGACTGAACCCGTTGAATAGCAAACTCTAAATTAGAGAACGTTTCCGGGGGGTTATACTGACCTTTTTCAATCATTTGCTCGATAAGAAGGTCAACGTCATCAATAAAAGAGGTCGCTAGCTGATTTACTGCCTCTAAATCCGGGTAATCAAGCAATGCTCGCGCCTCAGTTGGGTTAAGGATGCCTGCTTGCGCCATTTCTTGAACAGTTTGCAGTTTTGCGGCAGGTGTAGACGATAAAAGAGCCGTTGGGTAAATTTGCATGACATATTGATCTTCTTGCAGATCAATTTCGCCCCAACTTATGTTTTGAATTGATTTGTCACCTCTACTAATAACTTTAAAGTCATCCCCGGACTCAAAGTAATCTCTAGCAATGTCAATCATTTGCCGAGCGGCCTCAAGAAACAAATTTTCGTATGCTTGGGCAACCAGCATAAATCTTTCGCTCTGAATGTCAGAAAACTCACGAATCGCAACACCAGAATCAAGGCCTGCGGGTTTTCTGGCTTGTGCAGCCATTGCCGATATGCCCGCAACCTCATAAGCGCGGTTAAAAAGTCGGTCTAAGTGAGAAAAAACCTCGCCCGTTGTAGTTCTGGGCACAAAAAAGTCCGGTTTTGTCCCTGTGTACTCAATAACGCCCCAAACTTCGTTGTTGATGTGCGCTTTTGATATTTTAGAGCCCGATTCAATAAATACTTTAGGCGTTGCCAAGTGCATCTGCTCTTGGATTCTGTTTAAGAGCTTATTAATCTCTACCTGAACCCCTAAAAGCTGTTCGCACAATCCTTGACCCCAAAAACCAAGTAAGTTTTCTGTCCATCGAATAAAAACAAACGGAAAGAAGTCTTTATCGTAAGGCTCATCTACGAGCGTGACGTTATCAATACATATAACGTGCCTGCCGTCCGGAGCGCCTTTAGCAGAAGCCAAGTGCCAAGCCTCAACGCACTCCACCTGATTAGAAGTAAGACTTTCACCAGTATTTCCGTACTCAGCTTTAGTAGCGTTAAGGATCTCTTTTTCAAATTCAGGATATTCAGCCATAAGGACTTCACGAGAAACAACCTTTCGCTGAAACATCTGGCGCGGCTCGCCGTAAAAACTTTCGGCGTCGTCTACAATGATTTCATTAGGGAAGATACGGTCGCATTGCATCCCGTTGTCGTTTGCGTAGATTTTCATTACGCCAGTACCGAAAACACAGGCGTCTAAAAACACCTTGGGCGCTACCGTGTAAATATCCGTAGCGTAAAACTGTCCGTTACAATACTTGTCTAGAAGTTTGGCCTTCCGCTTCAAGCTGTAGTCACCACCAGAGGTAAGAAACGTTACCTTGGGCCGGTTTTTCGCAATCTTACTCGTAACTGTCGTACACATTGAGTGCACAATATTTAAAGTTACGTTTTCGGACCGGCTACCGGAGAACCTAGAATAAGTGTCTTGTGTAAGACCACTTGAGTTTTTGTTTTGGAAGAGACGAAGCCAGTTAAGGTTGTCATCCCCGTGATAATCCTGGTCATCTACCAGCGTTTGAACGGCGTCAAAAATATCGCGGTGGGCATCTTTTTCTTTTTGCCACCAAAATTGTTTAGGCTCATACATTAGTTCACCTCTTCGTCAGTGTAATAGTAGCTCGTGCAGTCTGCGGACGTCCCGTTGAATTCGCTTACTGGCTCGGGCTCTTTGTCGTGAAACTCTATGACAACTGAATCCTCACGAATAATTAGTTTTTTTAAACCACTTTTTTTTGCAAACATGACCATCTCAACAATGCGATCGTCTAATGCTGTATATCTTCCCACCATAAACTCCTATCCCCATTTTCTAATCTGTCCAATAACTGCTGTTCATGCCTTTTGGCTTGTCTTTCATAATAAGCTGGTGAACCTACTTCTGGTTCATCCTCCCGAGGTACACTTGCATAGTGGCGCGACTCTCGCCAAGCGTATAGTGCCGCATCCGATAAGTGATTCTCGAAGCGGTCATCTTCTTTTGGGCGGTCTTCATCCCATTGCAAAAGACGCCATTCGTCTAAGACGCTACAGCCCTCAAGGACTTTAATTCTACCAGCCGCCAAGTCTGAGTTCATTAATTCTATATAACTCAGCTTGTTTCTCTTCTGCGCTGCCCTGATGTTTAGGCCGTGACGGTAGCGAAACTCCTCCACAATACTTTTCCCTAATCCACCCGTGTCAGCAACCATGACCCTAAAATCATACTCACGGTCTAGCTGTTTTATTTTTTCAGCAATATCAGATGGCAGCATTTTGCTACTCTTGTAGTCTTCCACAATATAGAAGTCTGGTAAGTCTTCACAAAAAGCCCCTATGATAAAGGCTGTAGCGTCTTCGTAACCTAAATCCACCCCGAGGATAAAATGCCAATCATGCTCCTGCCAGGGTAAGGTGTTGGCTAAATTTTGTTCTTCACTGTAACGATAAACCAAAGAATCATTGCTTCGGATCCATCTCCCCCGCCACTCTCGCAAATAAATTGGGTTATCGTCTGCCCAACCTTTTTGCTTCATCCGCTTATCAAGCCAATCTTTAGCATGAGGAATAAAAGGGTTCTCTAGTATGGTCCAGTGATGATTGCTGTAACCAAAGTCTGATTCCGTTGTTGCGCGATAAAACAAGCCAGAACACGCCGCCGATGGCGTACCAATCATGGCAAGAGTTCCGTCATGATCTACCAAAGCAGGTTCTAAAACTTCCTCAACTAGGGCATCCATGTGAGGCCCAAAACTAGCGGCCTCGTCTAATACAACCAGGTGATAGCTTGAGCCACGAAGCTTATCGATATCCGCTTCGTCATTGGCGCCGGTCAAGATAATCTGTGAGCCGTTCTTAAAAGTAGCCACTAGCTCAGAGTTGTTAAACTTGATGTTCAACATATACTTGCGGTTTGCGCGCTTCATCTCTTGCCACATCAAACGCTTGGCCGACCGACGAGATAATCCAATATAGGCACAAAGACTATCCGGGTGCTTAATCGCTGTCTCAATCAGATAATAGCAACACGCATAAGTTTTTCCTGAACGGCGAGAACATAACGCTGTCTTAAACTTCGCAGGGTCATCTATGAAGTTTCGCTGATATTCAAAAAGGTCTTCTTTCCAGCGAAAAGTTCTCTCGGGAAGGGAATTATCCTCTGAGTTTGGAACGTCGCCAAACCTTTTTACATACTCACGGACAACCGCCCTAGCTTCGTACTCTTTGGTCATAGGGACAAAATCTCTGCTAAACCTTTACGTTTGGGGTAGCCTCTTTCTTGGTGCGGCTTCGTCGCTTTTTTACAATAGGGGCTACAACAGCACTGCCCTTGGGCTCCGGCTGAAACCAAGAAACAGAACTCATAGGGATAACAAAGCATCCCTTCTCTTTGTGGACAACCTCAATCGCATTACCCTGCAAGGTCATTTCGTACTGGTGATGCTGTGGCAAACTGGTGTTGATGAATGTGTTGTTGTGTAAAGGCTTAGAATTAGCTGTTAACTGCATTGCTCGAACGCGCATTGTAAATCTCCTTCATGTGCTCAAGTGCACCATCTTGCTGTAGGTGCGGAATATATAAAAAGTTGTACCTGTTTTTAAGGTCCTTGCAGATATAACTTTTATGCGAAATTACAATTGGCTCGCCCGGCTTGTAATCAAAAGCATTTAGTAGCGTGCCCGCTAAACCAAAACGGCGAAACGGCGCCTTAGTGTAGCAGTAGTGCATTATCAAAAACTTCGGAATCCGCTGGGCACAAACCCAAGCCAAAACCTGGTCCGGGTCATCTTCCATGCAAGCAACCAGAGTAATGCTTTCCTCAAGCAATCTAGACACAACCTCCCGGTGCATTTCGTACACCGTAATTTTTGGCTGGTCTTTATTCTGAGCCGCATAGCTTTTTAGCCAGCTAGAATAAATAAAAGGGGCATCCCCTTCATCTGCTTGGCGGACCCTAATCGGTAAACGCTTTGAGTCCCGTACCGGGTTATAGCGTGGCGCCGCTTCTGTAACCCCGTCCTTCAATCTTTTTGGGGCGAGGTATTTTTCAGGGTCTTCGTGCAGGCGACTCATTTTTTGACTTTCCCCAAGTTGGACTTAAGTTTTTTGAACGCTTTATCCGCCAACTCTTGCAGCTTGTCGTCAGGCATATACTCAAGCTCGTTCTGTTCGCGGATACCCATTTCGAGCTGGGCAAGCTGACACAGAGATCTAGTAAGTGTCCCCAGGTGACGAGACTGTGAATTATCCAGCCCCGAAGAAATAGACGACCGCAAAAGGCGCCGCATCTCGGAGTCAATCAACGAATAGGTGTTTGTCATGATTCCGTGCAGGGACGGGAGGTAGGTAACGTCTAGCTGAGACTCAGCCTCTCGGTTGATTTCAACCGTGGCACCTTCGGCCTCGATAAGCTCGTCGGCTTCTCGGGCTACTTCTTTACGAGAAAACTTAGAGGGCTTCGAAGTTAAAGCCTCATCGTACTTTACCGCCAGTTTTTTGGCGTCAAAAATTTTCTTAGCCATCCGGCTCCCCAAAAGGTCCATGATGCAAAAAGCATCTAAAGCAATCGCTTGTAGGGAAGTGTATGCACGAGGTCTGACAATTTGCAAAAAAGCCGCAAAAATTTACAGAATACCGGTCAAATATTCAATAACTTGCCGAAAACGCAGATGTACGCTAGGCTAATGGCGAGTAGG